AAGCCGTCGGCTGAACGCAGACGCACCTGGTCGCCGGTCGTGACCACGGTGGAACCGACCGACGCCAGCGCCGACTCAAGCTCAGCGGTGACCTTGGACCAGTCGTCGAGCGCGATCGCGCCCTGAAGTCGCACCAGCCGCTCGGTCACCTCACGCTTGACGGAGCCTTCGCGGACCAGCCGAGCGTGATAGGCGAAGTCGCCCTTACCTAGGGACATCAGGCGGCGGATGTAGTCGGCCGTGTCGCCGCGGGCAGCGAACACTCGGTTGCCGATGCCGGCCTGCACGACCGCAAGGCCCTTCGCAATGGCATCCAGCTTCGGGCCGGCGGCGAGGACCTGGTAGATGGCCCGGTGGGTGTAGTCCGCGAACGCCGACTCTGGAAGTGCCTCCAACATCTCGGTGATGTCGCTGTCGGCGTTGAGCAGGAGCCCTAGGGTGACCTGCTCGGACTTGTCCGACAGTGCCCGACCGTCCAGGGTGCCGGCCTGGCTGTCGAGACCGACGACGGGGGAGGCGTAGCTCGGGTTCACCGGCCGACCTCCCGAAACTCATCGTGTTCGAGGGGCTGTGCGGCGGGCTCGCCGTGGCCTACCTTCAAGTTGTCTCCATCGTGTGTACCCACGAGTGCGGGGCAGGCGAGCCGGGGTGTCTTCAGCACCTCGGCCGTCGTCATTTCTGGGTCTGGTTGCCGTCGAGCTCGCGACGGAGCGCCTCGAGGTCGTCGAGGACGCGCCGGTAGATCAGCTTGTGTTCGCGGCTCGGCTCGATCTTTCCGCCCGGCTTTTCCCAGCTGTAGACGGAGAAGTGGCTGACGCCGCAGGCCTCTGCGACGTCTCGGATGCTGGCGCCAACCGACTCGCGGATGGCACGCCGCCGGGCCCTGTCTGGCAGGTGTGCCCGGCGCAGGAAGTCAACAAGTGGCATGCACTCGGCTGAAGTTGGCGTGGTGGTCATGACAAAGATCCTAGAGGAAAGCGGCGGAACAAGCTAGGAACGTTCCGCGTATGTATGGCATACTCAACTCATGCCCATGATCCCCCTACGGCCCGACAACGGCCCAGCCGTGACCGGAACGACCACGGTCCCGGTCGATGGCGGCTGGGGCGCAGGTCGGCACGGGGGTGGACGCATGAGTTCCCGCGAGAAGCCCGACACTCGGCCGTCCTGGACTCAGATCGCGCTGGGCGTCACCGCCGGCACGATCGCCAGCGTCGGCATCACCGCCGTCACCACCGCCGGGTTCGCACTGTCCTTCGACTCGATCCGCACCGTGGCCCGCGCGGCCTACATCAACGTCAACCTGGACTGGATGCTGCCCGTCGCGATCGACGGGGCGATGGCCGTCGCCTCCGTGACCGCGATCGTCATGCAGAAGCTCGGCCGCAAGCCCCTCTACCCGTGGGTGGTGGTGCTCGCCAACGTGCTCATCTCCGTCGGCTGCAACGCGCTGCACGCCTACCAGGGTGGTGGTGAGAGGCCGCTGCCCGTTGGCTGGGCGATGGCCGTGTCGGCCATTCCCGCGCTCAACCTGGCCCTGTCTCTGCACCTGGCGATCGAGTTGGTGATGGCCGTGGTGAAGCGCAGTGAGAGGCCGGCGAAGGGTGAGGCTGAGGGCGAAGGCTTCTCTCAGTTCGCACCCACTGTGATCCACGGCGGTACCCAGCCTGCGCGGCCCGCACCCACCCAGCAGGTTCGCACCGACGGTCGCACCGACGGTCGCCCCCGGCTCGCACCGGCCATCTCAGCGCCTTCGCTGAACGGCTCGCAGCTGATCACCCAGCAGCCTGCTCAGTCGGCGAAGGCGGCACCCACCCAGCCTGAGTGGGGGGGTGGGAAGGCCGCTGCGACGGTCGGTGAGCAGTCGGGTGAGAACCGCACCGAGAGGGTCGCAGCGAAGCTTGAGAACACCCTTCGCAAGCCCGCGTACCCACTCGCCGACGACCCCAACGAGAGCGTCCGCAAACTCGCACGGGCCTACTCACGCAACCCTGCGAAGACCAACGCTGACCTGGCGAAACTCGCCAAGGTGAGCGAGGGCACTGCGAACCGGTACATGCCCAAGGTGCGGCAGGCCGCAGTCGACGCCGAGAACGCCGATGCGGACGAGGAGCGGGCCCTAAGCGCCCTCAATCTGGGTCCCTTCGCAGCACTCACCTCGTCCGCCCTGACGCCCGTCAACGGCTACTCGTACACCACCCCTGAGGAGAACTGACCAATGCGCGTCAACAGGAACGAGTTTCTGCTCTACACAGTCTGGGCCGGCCAGGCGACAGCGGTCTTCGCGATGGGTGCCGTGTTCGCGTCCCTGCTCCGCGAGCAGGTGCAGGACGTCAAGTTCTTCGGCCTCGCCGCCGGTGCCTGCGTGTTGCTGGCGGTCGGCGCCGAGGTGCTCCGCATCGCCCTCAATCGGAAGAAGGCCACCCGATGACCACCCTCGCCACCCGCACCGCGTCCAGCCTGGCCGTCATCGAAGGCCGGTTCGTGGAGACCGCCCCGCCCGCACCCTGCCCGCCGATGCCGCCGCCGGAGTTCGGTTCGGCCATCGCCGCAGGTCAGCGCGCCACCGTGCGGAACCCGCACCGCGTGCCAACCCGGATCGCCGCGGTACTGCTGCTCGGCACCGCGGCCGGTTCCTTGCTGCACGTGCACGACACCGGAGGCGGGAAGGTCGCGTACGCGGTCGCCCTGTTCCTGGCGACCGCGGTGTTCCTGACCTGCCTGATCCGGTTCAACGCCCGCGCCGAAGCGGGCGACCGATAGCAGCCCCGATGGCACTGCCATACCGACTGCCAGCAACCCGCTGACCAGCGCAAACACTGAAAGGACATTCGACCTGATGCCGACCCGCCTGCCGATCAGACGAGCCGACCGGCGTGTACGCGAGTTCACCAGCCGGATCGACACGGCCAAGACCGAAAGGTCTGTGGTGTTCGCGGCCGTGGGCTGGCTGATGGCCGAGTACTACAAGATCTCGCACCTGCGCCGACCGCACTGGATCAACCGGTGGAAGGCGCTGGCCCAGGAGATGAACGAGGAGACCCGTGATGACTCTCAGTGATATGGCAGTGGTGGATGGCAGTCCCGGTCTGGGTGCTGCACAGCCCGTCGGCGTTAACGCGCGCGCGAGAGTCAAGCAGAGTGTAACCGCTCGTGATCGTCAGCGCACGTCTGGCAGGTCCCGGACCGCCCGAATCCTCCGGGTCGTCTACCTCGACGCGGTCGACTCGTGGCCGCTGCGGGAACGTTCCCCGTCGGCCAAGACGGTGTGGCGCACCGACTACAGCGCCCACCTGGACACCCCGTGGGCGCCCTACCAGTACTGGACGAAGGCGTGGCGGTTCGTCGCTGTGTTCTTCGCGCTACTCCTCGACGCGCCCAAGTGGCTGCTGATCCACCCGGTCCGCGGGCCCCTCACCATCACCCTCTTCGCCGCCGGCTACCTGGCCGCCGCGCACCTGTAGAAAGGAGCACCACCATGTTCGGAATCGGAGCGCGGTTCGGCACCCTCGCCATCGCCGCAGCCATCCTGTTCATCTCCCACCGCCTGCACAAGTCGAGCAAGCGCGGCGCCAAGAACATCGCCGTCGTCGGCGCGTTCCTCGCCGGCCTGGCCTTCCTGGTCACCTTCGTCGGCAGCTGGATGCGCGGCGCAAGCTGGCTCGGCGGGGTGTCCGTCGCCGGGCTGATCGTCTGCGCAGGCATCGTCCTGATCGACTGGCTGATCGACAAGAAGCCCGACAAGCCCGCCTTCTGGGCGGCGTTCGCGCTGGCCCTGTTCATCGTCGTCGGCGCCTCGAACCTGCCCGCCGCGGGCAACCAGATCGGCCAGGGCGGTAAGCAGGTCGGCGAGCAGTTGTCGAAGGTGGGCAAGTAGCCGTGATCGAGTTGCTGATCGGCTGCCTGGTCGTCTCGGGCATGCTGATGACCGTCCCCCGGGCGGTCGCCGACGTCATCGAGACGGTCAAGGCGGCCAACGCCGGGCAGTGGGACGTCGTCAACCGGGACCGGGACCGCCGGGCCGCCCGGGGTGAACGGTGGGGCCGCGCCTGGAATGGGGTCCGGCAGGGCCGCAACCGGCAGGCCGGCGGCACCGGCGAGTACAAGCCCGGTCTCGGCGCCTACCTGGACGACGTCTACCACGGCTGGTGCCAGGACCTGATCGACAAGCGTCAGGCGAAACGCGACCAGCGGAACGCGGCCGTCGACGACCCGAACGGCCAGTCGTGGGACGACCGGCTCGACGAGGCGGCGACGACGCTGCGGGATCGAAGTGAGGCCCGGCGGGCGACCCAGGACCCGCAGCCACCGCCGGAGCCGATCGACGAGAGGACCTCGCTGGGCGATGTGATGGGCGGGCAACGGCCCACGCAGGTCCCTGCCGCATCGGTCGACCCGCAACAGTCACCGACTGACCGCTCGGCCCCACTGGCTTACTTCGAGCCGCCAGACCTCTACCCGACCCCCCTGGAACCCACCGAAGGAGAGCCCATGCCCGAGAACACCCCCACCGGCGGCACTGCGACCGGCGACGCCCACGACCTCGAGTCCGCCAGCCAGCAGGCTGACCTGCTCGACGACGACCTGACCCGCATCGACACCGCCCTGGACGTCATCGACGAGGCCATCGCCTCGGCCGGCGGCGCGACGGAACTACTCGAGGCGTTCCTGCACTCGAAGAACGTCGACGACACCACCGTCGGCGGGATGAGTGTCGCCCGGGACATGCTGTCGCCCACCCACATCAAGGCCCTGATCGACGCGATCGCCGCGGCGAAGCAGGGCGTGCGGAACACCAAGGAAGCGATCGACGTGATGAACGACCAGGCCACCGAGGCGCTGAAGGGCGCCGACGGTTCGATCGTCAACGGCCGCTGACCCGTCCGGACTCCACCCGTGGCCGCCAAGCCTCGTGTTTGGCGGTTGCGGTACCAGCCCGGCCCAGCCCACTTGATATTGGAGATGTAGATGTTCACGACCGAGCAGCGTCCGGCCCCCGTGCCGCCACGGCCGGGCACCGACGGTGCCTCCGGTCAGGGTAAGGCGCGGATGCCGTCGCGCAACGACCTCGGCGAGCCGGTCCTGCCGCCGGGGGCGACCACCTGGTCCTGGCACTACGCCGGCCCCGGTGGGAAGAGCGTCAAGGCGCGGGTCATGGTGCCGGTGAACGACAACGGCGAACGCACCCACATCGACTGGGAGTGCCGGGCCTGCCCCGACAGCCAGCAGTGGTTCTCGGCGAAGGCGAAGGTCGACCCGAGGTGCAACGTCTGCCGTGGCAAGATGCGGCATGCCCGGTCGGGCCGCACACGCCGACCGTCGGGCGTGCCGTGGCGCAAACTGTTCGACTCGCAGAAGGAACGCCTCCGGGTCGTAGCCGTCACCGAAGTGGTCGGCGCGATAGGTGTCACCGCCGACGTCGCGGACCTGCCCTGGTGGGGTGAGGCCGCCCAGTTCGCCGCAGTGCCCGCCTGTGTGGCCGGGTCATGGTGGCTGACGAAGGTGTACTTCACCCACCGGGCGGTGAAGGCCGGCAAGGTGGACCCGCACGACGAGGTCGCCGGCAAACGCGCCCGTAAGCTCATCGACCGTCGGGCCCGGCTGGCCGGCTACATCGCCGCCGTGTGCGGGGTGTGGGTGGAGACCGCCGACGCCATCAACCTGGACCCGACCACCGCCGACGGTGGGCTGGCCATCGCCGCCCTACTCGGTATCGGCGTGGTCGGATCCCGGCCGTACCGGGCGTGGGTCGACGACCGTAAGGAACGCGCCCGGCTGGCCGCCCTGGACCGGGCGACGGACGGGCCGGTCGACACCACCCCGCAGCCCACTCAGGCCGACCTGCTCGCCGCCTACGTGTTGGAGCGCTGGGCGAAGGTGTCGGCGAAGGGTCGGGTGCTGCACGGCACCCGGCTGCAGGCGATCCGGCCGTCGGTGGGCGGCTGGTCGGCGACGATCGTCGCCGACGACGACTCCGACCTGGACCCGGAGAAGTTCGACATGCCGGAGCCGGTCCGGAAGATCGCCCGCGCCTACAACGTGGGCACCTCCATGGTGTCGATCATCGCGGATCCGCTGGACGCCAACCGGGCCATGATCCTCGTGCAGCGCACCAGTCCGCTGTCGGCGGGGCGGGTGTGGAACGGCGAGGGCATCGACCCGACCACCGGCACCGCCGAGACGGTCACGCTCGAGGACGGCAGCCGCGGCCGGCACCAGTTCTGGCGTCCCGGCTGGGGTGCGGTCATGGAACTCATCGCGGGCTGCACGGGCGCCGGCAAGAGTGAGTACTTGAACCTGCTCCTCGCCCTGGAGCGGCAGTCGAAACTGGCCGTGTCCTGGGTCGGCGACCCGCAGCTCGGGCAGTCCCTCGGCGACGTCCGCGACGGCGTGGACTGGTTCGCGCCGACCGTCGAAGAAATCCTGATCATGCTGCGGTGCGCGGTCATGGTCATGTTCGCCCGGAACTTCCTGGTCACCAAGATGCGGGTCGTCGAGACCAGGCCCAACGGCAAGGTCGTCGAGCGGCGCGTCAAGTACGTCGAGGTGGCCCCGGACTTCCCGCTACTGTCGATCACCATCGACGAGGCGCACATCCCGATGAACGACCCCGAACACGGCAAGGAGATCGTCAAGATCCTGGCCCTGCTGGCGAAGTCCGGCCGCAAGGCCAACGTGAAGATCCGGCTACTGGCGCAGTCGCCGCTGCTGTCCGAACTCAAGGACTCGGTGCTGCGTTCGCAACTCGCGTCGGGCCTGGTCACGGTGTTCCGCACCGCCGACCGTCTCACCGGGCCCGCGGCGTGGCCGGGCGGGAAGATGCCCGGCGACCCGTCGGCGCTGCCCCGCGAGTGGGAGGACGGATCCACCACGGCCGGCCTCGGCTACATGTCGAGCGTCAAGCGGATGCGGATGCGCACCGACTACGCCGACGACCTCTATGACCTGATGACCGAAGGGCACACCCTGGGCCTCGAGGCGGCCGTCCTGAACACGGCCGGTGTCGCCTACGCGGACCGTTGGAAGCGTCTCGACGCGTTCGACAACATGGACCCGGCCGAGTTGCTCGGCGCCGGCATTCCCGCGGGCCTGTTCGGTGGCGGCGACACCGACATGGACGCGTCGAAGGCCATGGGCGGACGTGAGGCGGTGCTGCGGTTCTTCGCCGAGCGCTGGCTGGACGGCGACCGCGACCCAGTCCCCTTCGGTGACGTCGCCACGGCGGTGCGGGATGTGGTGAAGACCCGGGCGTGCACGAACGCCTGCAACAAGCTGGTCACCGATCAGGTACTGGACACCGACGCCGGGAAGTACTGGCTGACCAAGTCCGGCGCCGAGCTGATCGGCGTCCTCGACGAGGTGCCGGCGTGAGCTCAGCGACGCCCGTCGATGATGAGATCGTGGAGGACTTTGAAGCCTTCCTCGATGACGCGGGCGATCAGGTCGTATCCCTGGCGGTGCACGTCGAGGATCTGCTTGTGCCGGTCCTGCTCGGCCCGCTCGCGTTTGTCGGCGTCCCGGAGCCATCGGGCCAGGTCATCCTCGTAGCCGCTCATGTCCTCATGGTGACCGATGCGATCAGGTTTGGAAAGTGACCGCGACCCTGCCGCTGCCCACCGACCTGCGGGACTGCCGCCTCTACCGGTTCTGGGTGGAGCATCCGGTGACGGGGGAGGAAGTCCTCGGCTACATCGGGGAGACCGTCCGCCGGCCGTTCGACCGGATGATGGAACACGTCGATGTGCAGCCGTGGATCGACACGGTGACCCGCTGGGAGCGGGATCCGCGCGTGTTCGCCGGCAAGGGTGCTGTCCTCGAAGCCGAGGCGCAGGCGATCCGGGCCGAGAAGCCGCTGTACAACGTGCGGGGTAACGAGCGGAACAAGGACCGGATCATTCCGCCGGATGCGATCCGGCAGCGTCGGGCCCGGGACGCCGCCAGAAACAAGCCGCGCTGGGTGCATCCGGATGACCGGACGTCGGAGGGTGTGCGGCAATCGACGACGATCGTGCCCGAACGTCGCCCTTCAACCACCCGAAAGTGGAGCCCGGTCCAGGTCAAGGCCGCCCTATGGTCGAGTGCGTGGCTGCTGCTGACGATCCTCGGCTGGGGAGAGTGTGCCCGCCACGGAAGCTGGTCGACCCGGACGGACGCGATCAGCGGCGGCGTCACGGCGGCACTGGTCATGGTGTGGGGGCTGTGGCGCAAGCCGGACTCGGTGAAGCTGTGGAAGCGGCGGCTGCGCAAGATCTGGCGTTGGTTTAGGTGAGCGCCATGACCCCGGGCAACGGCCGATGGTTTCAGGTGGGGGAACGCGACCGGGGCGGGGAACTGTCGGGTGGTGTCCGCGACGGCCGGGTGTGGACGAACGCCTTCAACGGTTCCGGTGTCACGGTGGACGTGTCGGCGGATGAGGCGGAGCAGTTCGGGTTGTGGCTGATCCAGTGCGCGCGGGCGGCCCGGATTCAGTGATACCCGACCGAACCGGGACGTTGTAGCCTCAAACCACCGGAACCGTTCCGGGGTCCCCGCGATGCGCCACTTCCCCGGAGGTGGCGTTCGTGCTGTCAGCCCCAGTTGAGGTCACGGCTCATGACCAGTTCAACGGCGCGGTCGAGATCGACGAAGTCGGAGGATCGGGCTGACATCGGCTCCACACGTCGGCCAACCATCCGACGGCCGGACAGAAAACAGAAAGAGGCGCCCCGCTCGCCGCCGACCATGAAGGTCAGGGCGAGCGGGGCGCAGACGTCGGCGGGACGGAACCCGCTGGGGACGGGATTACCGCCGACGGGCTCGAGGGGCGGATCCAGGGTCAGGAGATCGCCGCCGTGTGCTTCGCCGACCGTGGCGCGGTCACCTGGGTTCGGACGAAGGCCGCCATCGCGGTGCCGACGAACGACATGATCAGCGCCTGCTGTTCGGCGTCCAGGTGGAAGCCGAACCCGACCGCCAGCGCCAGCAGCGCCTGCACGAAGCCGAGGATCGCAGCTACCTGGCCGTCCCGGCGCACCCACACGGCGAGGGCGAGCCCGACGATCGCGGCGGCGACGGCGTTGAGGACGGCCTGCTGGTCGCCGCTGAGGTTCAGCCAGAACGCGCACGCCAGCTTCAGGGCGGTCGCGAAAAGTGAAAGCAGCAGGGCCGGATCGCGTCCGAACAGCTTCATGGCGACTCCTTGTGATCTCGGATTTGAAGGGGGACGCGATCGGCTTACATTTGGGCGCCGGGATTTGATGCGGGAAAACTTGTCGGACCCTGGAAGTACCGTCCCGAGGATGGGCTACCAGCGCATCGACCTGGACGAGCAGACTGAGGTGACCATTGAGCGGGCGTGGGGATGTGGTGATCCCGCAACGGTCACCTACCGCAGGGCCGGCATGGGCACCTGTGATCGCGGCTGGTTTGTGCGGAAGTCGGGCCGTAGCGGCGCCCAGGCGTGGCTTGTGCCGCACGAGCGGGCGGCGTGCGAGGTCATGGAGCGGTGGCTTCGAACCGGCTGCTGGGTCGAGATCACGGAGCCGTCGTGCGTCTCCCCGATTTGAGCAGGAAGCAGCGCCTCGAGGTCGCCCAGGTGTCGGGCACGGTAGAACGGATGATGGCCACTGCCGGCCCCATCCGCGAGCACGCGGCGGTCGCGATCGTGCATGCGGTCAGCCGGGATCCACTGGTGCTCGGGCAGGTGTTGGGCGCGTATGCGGTGCGGGTGGAGACGGAACCCCGGTTCGCCGCAGTCGTCGAGTTGCTGCGCGAGGCCGGCGCCGATGAGATACGGGCCGAGCAGGTGGCGGCGTGGCAGCGGTGGCGCCACGAGCGGAACGCGCAGGCCGACGGGCCGATCCTCTGACCGGTCACCGGAACGCGACGTAGATCCCGATCAGGGCGGCGATGGCGCCGACGAGGACACCGAGTTTCGCCCACGGCGACCACGACTGGTCCGACTGTGCCCGCCGGGCATCCTCCGCGTCCTTCAACGCCGCCGCCGTGGTGACCACTGTCGCATCCCGGGACACAGCCTGATCACCGAGCCGCTGCACCGCCAACGTCAGGGCGTGCATCTCATTGGCGAGCCGCTCGATCGAACCGTTGATTTTGGCGAAATGGCGGTCGTGTCCTGCCAGCCGGGCGTCGATCCCACCCGCGACATGACCCCTGTCGTAGGCGTCGCCGGCCGGTTCGGTCACGGCGCAGGCCTGTCGGGTTCGGTCAGCACCAGTTCGAGTGTGGCCGCGCAGGCGTCGCAGCAGTACCGACAGGTGGTCGTCTCCGCCTCCTGGCCGGGTTTGCCGGCGGACATGCTCAGCGAGCCCAGGGACCGCATCAGAGTCCCACAGTGCAGCAGAGCGAAGCCCGCCCGGTCAGACAGGATGCCCATCACGATCCCTCCGGTCAGCAACTCTGTGACGGTGGAGGAGGAGGCGGGTTCCTGCGCCGGTCCTCCTCGGTGCGAGCCCTTTGCGTCGCCAGGGCGTCGCGGCGGGCGTCGTTGGCCCTCCGCTGGCGGGCCGTCTCCGCCCGGACCGCCAGCAACTCCTTGAACGCCGCCAGCGTCTTGGCCCGGTCGGTGCCGTTCGACGCGATCAGAACTTTGTCGAGGGCTGCATCGTTCGCGGCCAGCCTGACTCGTTCGGACTCGTTGATGGTCCGCTCCGCCTCGTCGGCCTGCCGGTCCTCCGCCGCCGCGTCTGAGCGGGCCGTCGCCGACACCGCGGACCTGTCCGCATACTTCGCCAGGCAGGTCGACACCCGGGCGTAGCCGACCACCAGCGCGCCGATGATGAGCGCGTACACGACCACCAGGGCGATGACGGCCCGGACCGCGTTCTGTGTGCCCAGCGACGCCCACACCCGCCGTGGCCGGCTAACTGCGGCTGCGTTCATCACTGGCCCTCCCTGTCGTCCTGTCCCAGGTGTGCCGGGTGGCGATACCGATGCCGGCGAAGACCCCGGCTGCGACAAGCGCTTCGGCGAGGTAGGTCCACAGGGTCACGGCGTCTCCGGAGCAGGTGTGGAAGTGGGTGGGTCGGGTTGCGTAGGTGCCGTTCCGGGCGGCGCGTTCCCCGGTCGCGTCCAGGGCATGTAGAGGGCGGTGAAGGGAGCTGCAGGTACTCCCCAGAACCAGAAGGGCGGGAGTCCGTCGAGGACTTTCGTGCCGTCGCGGAACAGTTGCCAGACGAATGCCAGCCCGAAGATGATCCAAATGCTCAGTATCGCGAGCATGATCAGGTCCCTGACCTGATCGGCGCGGGTGCGTGTCTCGGCCATGGTGGTGCCTTCCCGAGCGGTGTCGACGGCGGGCCGTGCCGCTCACGCGGTCCGTGGGGCCGTCCATGCCGCCGCGAACGTCTGCGGGCCGAGTAGCCGGTCGACGCCGAGGTGCTTCTCGCGCTGGAACGTCGCGGCGACGTCGGCGGACTTGTGCCCGTACCGGCCGTCGACGGCGATCGCCCAGCCGCGGGCCTTCATCCGAGCCTGCCAGCCCCGTACGGTCGCCGAGTACTTCGGCCGGTCGGCTTCCCGGAACGCCGGGGTGCCCTTCGGCCAGCCCGGTGCCTTGACCGCAACCGTGGCCTTGCCGCCGGGCGCGCCGGCCGCCGTCGGCTTGTCGCGCCACCTGCGGATCTTGTCGGCCATCCGGGCGACCGCGGCAGGCTGGCCGATGACCTCGAAATGCATTCCGTCGACGGGCGCCGACTTGTAGTCCTCGCCCCACCGCACGACGCCCTCGAGAAACCCGAGGATCTTCCGCACGGCCGTTTTCTGCTTGGCCGTGAAGGTGTTCCGCTTGCCGCGCGGGTGCTTTTTCCACCGGGTGTCGACTGCGGTGCCCGATCCGTGGTTACTGATCGTCCGGGCGCCGATGATCGACCGCGGGTTGTAGCCGCCGGTGTCGGCCTGCGTGAGTGGTTCGACGGTGTTGTCGTACTGCTCGAGCAGGTAGAGCAGGATCACCGAGACGTCGCCCTTACGCAACGTGACGCGGACCTTGGTAGTGGGGACGGTGTATGACGCCATGAGGGAGCTGTTGTTCGCGCTGTAACCGTTCTGCGAGTACAGCATCAGGCGTCACCGCCCGGCATGTCCTCAACCGGTTCGGCCTCGGGGTCGACCGGCTCGACGTACCCGTCGTCGGGTTCGTCGACGGCGGCGGAGTCGATGTCGTCGCCGTCGGGGAAGTCGGCGGGGTCGGCGTATGCCGGCGGCCCGCCGTCGTTCGTGGTTCCGTCCTCAGGTGTTTGGTCTGTCATCAGATCTCCCCCGGTCTTGTTCAGCTGACTTCTGCCGTGCGTAGAACGCGGTCCAGGCGGCGGTGCGGTCGGCGGCGACCAGCGCGCCGGTGGCGTCGTGGACGAGCACGGCCGGGTCGTCGGTGGCCGTGTACCCGGCCGTCACGACCCGGGTGGCAAGCCGGGCGATCAGGTCACGGATGGCGCCCTCGGCGCCGGTGTCGGCGACCCAGCCCCGGTTGGCTTCGACGCCGGGGGTCGACCAGACGACGTACATTTCGCAGGTCCGCCCGACCGGGTCGGTGGTCAGCCAGTCAGCCTCGCGCCCGATGGTGGAGGCGCGGCCGGGTCCGGTCTGCCAGCCCCGTTCGGCGACTCCCCAGCGCCGGCCGGGATGGTCGCCGACGATCCGGGCCCACCAGCGTTGGAAGCCGGGATGCTCGGGCAGGATCGCCGTAGGCGGGAAACTTTGGCCGCTGTACGCATCGACGAGGTACAGGTCGGCGTCGACTGCGGCCCACGCGGCGGCGTCCGCGGTCGTCTTCGACCCGGGCCGCCACTGCCAGGCCATCGCACAGTAGGCGACGTCCAGGCCCGCCCAGCCTGCCTTGAGTGCGGTCCGGGCGGCCGTGAAACCTGCGGCGAACCCTGCCGCGGTCAGGTCGTCCTCCGGTTCGTGGTTGACGACCACGACCACATTCAGGCCGGTCAGGGCTTTACCGAGCCCGGTCAGCCGGGCATCCCACACACCGGTCGCGACCACGGGCAGGTCCAGTTTGACGGAGACGACACAGCCGCCGCCGGCCCGCACCCACGGTGTCAGCCTCGCCGAAACTTGGGCGATCAGTTGCGCCTCGGTCGTCGACGCGGGCAGCGGCAGCCCGCCCTTGCCAGCCACGAATTCGCGGCCCCAGCGGGCGCCCGGGTAGCGGGCCATCGTGTCGCCGGGTGCGGCGATTTCGTGCACGCCCAGTTTGAGCATTATGGCCTCCCGGCGGCTTACGAAAGGACGCCCCGGACGGCCTCGGGAATGTGACTTCGCAGCCGCGCAGATGGGGGCACCCGCGCGGTGGACGCCCGGGGCGCCGATCAGGGGATCTCGGTGACGCAGACCGAGATGTCGTCCGAACTGTCGTGGCGGGTGGTGCGCGACGCGACGCTGTTCTTGGCCCGCAACTGGATGGTGTAGGCGCCCGCCGCCAGCCCGGGTGCGATCCGCGCGGCGCCGGCGAAGGAGTAGTGGGTGGACAACGCCTGCCAGAACATCCGCTTCACGTCGTAGTCGGTGCCGGAGATGCTGACCCCGTACGTGGTCGTGTACCCGGCGGCGGTCAGGTTGGCGTAGCCGGACCCGCCGACGAAGACGAGCAGCCCCGACGTTGTCAGGTACTTGGTGAAGCTCACCGTGGCACCCGTGTAGTCGGCGTACGTCGTCGTCGTGATGTCCATGTTGGTGCTGCGGAACAGCGAGTACACGCCGGTGTTGGGCATGGCCGCGGCCAGGGTCGACGCGTAGACGGGTTCACCGGCGGCCACAGGGACTCCTTAAAGCGCGATCCGCGCCAACTGGTCGGGGTGCATGTGGATCGGCTCGTCTGCGGGCAGCAGCTTGTCGACCCCGCCGACGCCGCGGACGACGGTGGCGGTCTGCAGGTACGGGCCGGTGCCGGTCGCCGCGCCCATCGAGGTGACGGTGAACCGGACGCCCGCGCAGAGGCAGTCGTACGGTTCGGTGGTCGTCGACCACAGGTCACCGACGTTGGTGGTCTTGACCACGATCGTGGTCACACCGGCGGCGTAGGAGGCGTTGGTGACGGTCGAGAATGAGTCCTGCCGCCTGACGGTGTCGTCGAACACGGCGACATCCCACACGTCCCCCGGTGCGCAGGTGAGCGTCGCCTGCCAGGAGGTGGGGGAGATGGTTTCGGAGATGCCCTCGACGACCTGGTCGATGGTGCCGTACCCGGCGACGGTGGGCTGGTTGAGGCGCTGCACCCGCGACCCGATCCCCACGGCCAGGAACGCCTCGATCAGTTCCGGGTTGGCGGCCAGGTCGACGGGTACGGCCGGGTAGCGGGCGCCCTGACCGTCGACGTTGATGTGGGTGCGCCACCCCGCGTGGTCCACGAGGACGTCGTCGGTGAGCACGTCCAGGATGCGTTCCTCGGCGATGGTTCCCCGCCGTAGCCGGTACGCAGCCGGCGCCGCATAGGAGCCGCTGGAGCCGTTGGTGCGGCTGATCGTCCAGTAGTTGGTGGCCCTGCTGTCCAGTTGCGGGACGAGGACGACGGCGGGGTCGGTGTCGTCGGAGTACTTGTAGCCGGCCATGTCGATGGTCAGAGCCGCAGCCTGGTTGTAGCGCTGCGAGCGGGGCAGGTACTCGTAGCCGAAGTGGGCCTCGTACAGCAGCCCACCGGACTCCGAGTCGGCGGCCTGGGTGATCAGGTCGGTGAAGCCGCCGTCGCGTTGGGCGTTGAGCAGGGTCAGGGCGGCGCCCAGTGGCGTGCCGACCCAGCCGAACGGCACCCGTTCCTCGTCGCACAGCCGGTTGATGCGCCGGTGCGCCGACTCCAGGTACCAGGCTGTGTCGGCGCCCGGCGCGTAGCCGGTGTCCGGGTCGACGTAGAACGGCAGATCCCGCACGGCGACGTTGTCGAGGACACGGATGTGACCGACGACGAACTTGATGCCGTGCGGGTCGACGCTGGCGGTCGTGTTGGACTGGTCCGGGTTGGCGAAGATCCGCGACGACACGGCCCGAAGCGTTCCGGCGATGGACCCGGAGGCCAGCAGGTTGTCGTTGGCCCGCAACTGCACGTCGATGTTGGCGCCGTTCTGCACCACCTCGCAGGTCAGGGTGAACTGGCCGATGAACACTCCCGCATACACGGCGACGTCGGTGGCCGTGCCGGCGGCGTCGTTGTAGGCGCGGACCATGTAGCCGACGTCGGTGCCGACGATCGCCCACCGGTTGAGGGCGGACCCGGCGGTCTCCCAGGCGAGGATCCGCATGAACGTGGCGGGGATGCCGGGCACGTAGAACTCGGCGATGCAGGACACGGCCCATTCGGTCTGCACGGTGGACAGCGGGACGACGCCGGTCAGTTTGGCGCCGGCGGCGAGCGACACCATCGGTTTGGTGCCGAACCGGGACAGGTACAGGTCGGTGGGGGTGTCGGAGGCGAACGCGAACACGGCGGGCCCGGTGACCTGCATGGCGGGCTGCTGCGGGAACGCCGACGCGGCGGACAGGGCGCCTTCGGCGTCCTCGCACGGCCAGTAGGCGATGGGCGGCGGGTAGGACAGCTGCACGGAACGTCGGACCGGCGAGTAGCTGGGTGACTGGTTCTTCTCCAGTCGGCTGCCGATCCCGCCGATGTCGATGGTCACCGTGGACCAGGTGGTCCCACCGGACTGCGGATTGAACGTCGGTTTGACGTCGGCGATGTAGCCCTCGACCCGGTCGTACGGGGGTTGACTGACGGTCAGATTGTCCAGGGTGAACACGACGGGCAGGGTGTTGGTGTTGGGGGTGTTCACCACCGACCGGATGCCGGTGAAGTCGTTGGCGGCGGTGACGTTGACCGGGATGTCGACGGTCCACGCCGCCGGTTCCGTACCGGACGCCAGCCAGGCTTTGACCCGTACCCGGTTCCCGACCAGCTGGTGGCGGCTGCGGATGACCGTCCCGGCGGTGTAGGCCAGGCCGGGCTGGGTGACCTGGGCTAGGCCGGTGAGCACACCGCCGAGCGCCTCCCGCACCGTGCATTGGATGATCCCGCCCAGCCCGAATTCGATTTCGGGCCACACGTATTCGACGCCGGTGATCTCCCGCAGCGACGGGCCGATGACGGAGGCGAGGCCGGTCTGCACGGCGTTGATGGAGCAGTCGAACACGACGTCGACGTCCCGCAGCGGGGCCGCCACTTTGATGATCCGGGTGGTGCTGGAGCGCGACGGGTACGAGATGGTGGCGGAGCTGCCGTTGGTGTCGTAGGCGACGACGGTGCCGGGGATCCACGTGTAGCCGCCGGTGGTGGTGGTTCCCCAGTTACCGGCGACGGTGCGGGTGAACAGGTCGGTGAAGTGGGGGGTGGTGCGGGTGCGCATCCGCAGCCGGATGGGGGTGCCGGCGTCGACGTACGGCCACCACGGGGAGGTCGCCAGTTCGGGCGTGAGCCATCCGTCGTTGTTGAGGCATTGGATGCTGGCGGACATGGTTTGGCTGGAGGATGCGCCGACGGCGGTGCCGTGCTGGTGGGTGATGGGGGTGTCCAGCAGCCGGGGGACGACGAGGACGGTGTCTAGGCCGAGTGGGGTCCACAACCAAGTCGTGGGGTCAGCGGTGAGGTCCGCGCCGGGGGAGATCTCTGCGGTGAGTTCGATCAACTCGTCGGGAAATCCACTCACGGGGGATCACCCCCGGCCATTGCTCACGCTCTTAAATGCAGGAACCCCGCGCCAGTCAGGCTGCGGGGTCCTCGTCGTAGGGAGTGCCGGTACGCGTGAGTCGATGGGGAGGGGTCGTTTCTCCCGGCTTAGCTATGCCCGCCCATCGTCAGGTGCTGCCTCATGGCCCAAGTTTACTTGATGGGCACTTGCGAAAGCAGCTCCTGGAGTGCCATTTCCGCAGCTCAGACTTCTTGATGACCAACTTGCAGCGCTACCTGATGGCATCGCAGCGACCCGCTAGGACGTGCTGAGCGCCGCCACCGAGTTGCCCCGCCACTTGGCCTTGATCAGCAGTCTCATCGCGTCGAGCACAGGATCACCGGTCGCGCCCCGTGCCCAGTCGAGTTCCACCCCGGCCGACGATGTCAGCGACGCCTGCGCAGCCGAGGTGGACAGGTCCACACCGAACGTGGAATCGGCGAGGGCCGGCAATGCTGCAGCGGCCATCTTCTCCGCCGCCGCAGCCACCTCATCGGCGCCGCCGAGGATGCCCAACGCCAGCCCTTGCGGAACCCGCGAACCCAGCTCGGCCGCCAGCTTCGACGGGGAGCTGATGTGCAGGAAGTTCTGCACCGGGCTGATGATGTTGTTGCGGACGAAGTTGACGACCTTGTTGTACAGCCAGCCACCCAGCGAGGCGATCCCGTTCCACAGGCCGACGACCGTGTTGTAGCCGGTGTTGTACAGCCAACTCGCGGCGTTCGACAGGGCGTTGGTGATCTGCGTCCTCAGGCCCGACGCGGTCGACGAGATCGACCCGTACAGGTTGCGGATGCCGTTGCCGAGACCGGTCACCGCATTCCGGCCGGTGTTCACCAGCCACGTCCCGGCCGCGCTGAGCGCGTTCGTGATCGTGGTTTTGACGCCGCCGGCCCACGTCTTCAGCGAGCCGAACATCGACGTGATGCCGTTGCCGAGACCGGTGACCGCGTTGTGCCCGGCCGTGACCAGCCAGGTCGCGCCGTCACCGACCGCGTTGATGACAGTGGTGCCGATCTGCCCTGCCGTGGTGGTCAGCCCGGCGAGGAAGTCGGTGATGCCCCGCATCAGGCCCTCGATGAGGTTCTTGCCGACCTCCATCATCACCGTCGACGGGGATTTGATCCCGAAGACTTCCTTGAACTTGTCGACGATCTTCTGGGCGAGGACACCCAGGGACAGGAAGTTCGCCTCGACCGCGACGCCGATCCCGGCGATGATGCCGTTGATCAGGGCGGTGCCGATCTTCGTCCCAGCCGACTTGCTCTTGCCTTCGTTGTCGTCGCCGAACAGTTTCTTCTGGAGCCTGTCGATTTTGTCGATCCAGCCCTGGATCTTCTTGAAGTCCTCGTCGACCTTGTTGATCGTTTCCTTGATCTTGTCGAAGTAGCCGGTGATCTCGGCCTTGTTCTTGGGATCGCTCAGGAACTTGTGCAGGTCTTCCAGCTTGTCGTTGAACGAGTCCAGCGGGGTCTTGTCGCCCTTGGCCAGCGTCGACCCGGTGAGGATCGAGAACAGGTCCCCGACGATTTTGAAGACCAACTTGCCGGTGGTGAACAGGTCGTGCATCGAGTTCGTGGCCGTGGTGAAGAAGTCCTTCAACCCGCCCGTCTTCTCGCCCTGCAGCACCCATTTGGAGAACTCGGTGACCACATTGGCGATCTCCGTGCCCAGCTGCGCCAGGAACGGACCGGCGGCCCGCGACAGCGCCCCGAAGGCCGGCACCAGCGAGGAGGTGATCGCGTTGCCGATCTGGCTGAGGCCCTGCCGGGCGCCCTCCGCGCCGGCCTGGATGTCGGAGATGAACTTCGGTGTGGTGATGCCGGTGCCGAGGCTGCGGAAGAAGCCGTTGAACGTGTCCGCGTACGAGCCGAGCGTGACCTTCAGCGCCGGGATCCACGCCTTGCCCAGGTTCGCGACCGTCTTGTCCAGGCCCTCGAACAGGCGTTGCTGCACGTCGAGCCGCAGATCCTCGAACGCGGGCTTGAGGGCCTTGACCGCGTCGACGAACTTCTGCGCGGCCGGAGCCAGCGGGATGATCTTCGCGGCCAGGGCAGCAGCGGAGGCGGCACTTTTCGCCTGGGCGGAGGCGAGGGAGTCCTGCGCTGAGGTCAGCCCGTCGACGCTGGACTTCAGGCCGTCGTTGGCCGAAGCGAGGGCGTCCTGCGCGGACAGCACCCCGTTCTGCGCGTCGATGACCGACTGCTGGGCGTCCTTCACGCCTTGCTGGGCCTGCGCCTGCGCGTCGAGGGCGGCCACGACCTTGTCGGAGCCCTCCACACCCAACTTCGCCGACTCGGCCTGCTGGACACCGAGATCCTTCGCGGTGTCCTTCGCGTTCTCCAACGTGAGCTGCGCTTGGCGGTAGGCCAGGTCGGCCTTCTCGATGTCGGGGATGTTGCCGGTCAGCTTGACCGCGTTCAGCTCCCGCAGAGCGTCGGTGACGGCGAGTGCCGCCCCTTCCTCGTCCAGTTGGGCGCCACGCAGAGCCCGGCCGAGGTCTTCGATGTCGGCGGTCGCCTCGACCCGCGCTTTGCTGACGGCCAGCTGGGCAGCCAGGGCGCGCTTCTCCGAGTCGATCTCGTTTTGCCGAGCGGAATCCAGCCCGCGCTCCGACGACTCCAGGCCCCTCTGCGCCGCCGCTAGGCCCCTAGTGGCCGCGGTGATACCCCGGCGGGCAGAGTCCACCCCCCGTTCGGCAGCGGCGATCTGGCGGGCGCGCTGGGCCGGGTCCTGACCGGAGCCGCCCCCACCGCCGCCCGTCTTCGGCTTGAACGCCTCCGTGATGCCCTTGAAACCCAGCGCCAGCGTGCCGAAGATCGCACCGGCACCGACCAGGGCAGCCGGGATCGCCGCCGCCGCACCAGCGACAGCCGACATGGCCGGAACCACGAGAGCAGCCGCACCGGCCAGCGCTGCCATCACGATCCCGGCCGCGGCGATCAGGCCGATGACCAGACCGATCGGGCCCGTCGCCGCCTGGAACGCGCCCGCCAGGTTGCCGCCCAGCAGCGCCGACTCCCCGGCCACCTTCTGCAGCGACGCGAACACGCTGCCCAACCCGGACAGCAGCCCGCCCAGCAGGGGAACGAAGTTGGGGATGGCGCCCGCGACCTTGTCGAATCCGCCGGCGATACCGCCGAGGACGTTGCCGGCCGAACTGCCCTTGGTCTTGACGTCCACGTCGACCTTGACGGTGGTCTTGGCGTGACGCGCGGCGAGTTCCGTCGCCGCCTTGAGCTTCCGGTCGAACCCGGACGTGTCCGGGTCCACGGGGACCCGCGGCGCCCGGATGCTCCGCAGTTTCGCGTTGACCGCCGCAGAGTCCACATCCAGGTCGACCGGAACGCGGACCTTGGTGTTGCCGATCGACCGTTCGATGGCGCCCTGCAGGTCGAGATCCTTGAACGCCTTCTCGGTCTCCGTCTTCAGTGACTTCGCCAGAGCCCGCGCCGAGGCCACGATTTCGACCGCCACGGAGCCAACAATCGGCGCAGTCACAGGAGATTCACCCCCGCAACGTCAGTCAGAGATGGCGTCGGCGGGGATCATCCCGAGGTTGCGGAGGCGCCGTGCCGTTTCCTCACCCGAGGATCCCGACGAGGCCGGGCGGCTACCGCGGCCCTTGCCGTCGGGCAACTCGATCGGCTGCGGCCGGCTGCTCGACTTCCCACCGCCGCGCTGCCAGTTCGCGCCGGCCAGATGCAGATCGAGACGCCGCAGCAGCAACTCCTGCAAACCCCAGTCCGCCATCGGACCCCTGAGTTTGCGCAGCAGCGCCGACTCGGGCGGCAGGCGGTGGATCAGGTTGAGGAGTTCACGGGCGGGGAGGCGGCCTTCAAAGCGGCCTTGCGGGGCGTCCGCTTTGCCGTAGACCGCTTCGGAGAGGCGGAGGCTGTAGAAGCGCCGGAAGTCGGCCTCGACTTCGCCCCAGTGGTCTCGGAGGACGGTGTCGAGGCCTCGGGTTCCCCCGGAGTCACCCCGGAATGTGCCAGCCAGCGGTCGAACAGCATCGCCAGGAACGGGCCGGTCACCGTGGTTTCGTTGAACGCGTCGGCCTGCTCGGGGCCGAACATTCGCCGGAACAACTTGTCGATCTTGTCGAGGGTGAATTCGGTCGTCGACTCGATCTCCGCCTGGAGGCGGTAGTCCAACTCGCCCATATGCGGCAGAGCAAAGTCACGGCCCGCCCACTTGAAGCGGTACGGCTCGCGGGCGATCTCCTTGTAGGCGACGTCCAGATCGTCGACCTTGGGAGCGTCGACCACTACGCCCTCGACTGTGGGGGCGGGACCGCCCAATGACTGCGCCGGTGGTTGGGCCTTCCTCGGGCGGGAGGTCACGCGGGCACCTCACGCACGGTCGAGACGAGCCGGTTGCTGCTGCCAGACACGAACTCGACCTTCACGGGCTCATCCGTCGGCGGCGTCCAGCCCGGGATGCCCTCACGCGGGTCCAGTCCAAGCGCACCCCACGACGACGCCTTCTTCGGCTCGGGCACGGCGGGACGCACCTGCGGCTCCTGGACGCCCGTGGACGGGTCGCCGACCTGCAGGCTGTCGGCGGGGACCAGCAGCGAGACAAGAGTCTTAGCGCCCACCTCAGCGGGTTGCGCGCCGTACGTGACGACGGGGAACTCGGCGCCGTTGATACGGGCCAGCCAGCCGTCCTGCATCAGGTCCGCGATCTGACCCTGCGACGGGTCGATCTGGCCCAACTCGGCCAGGCGTTGCACCGTCTCGGCCCGTTCGGCTTGGGTGGCCTCGTCGACCGGGATCATGCGGGGGATGAGCTCCACCCTGACGTGCTGTTCCATTGTTCTCCTCGTGCGGAAGGGTGCGGGTGTGCGGGTAGAGACGCAGCCGGCCACCCGCACGGGACCGGCTGCGTCGTATTGGGAATGCGCTATCGACGCTATTAGAGCGTCAATGTGCTGTCGTATAGATATCGATAGGCGACATTTCCGCTCGCGTCGACATAGCAATTTACGGTGAATTCGTACAAGGTCAAGTCGTTGGCCCACTTCACGTCCCCGCGCTCGACGACCTGCCCCAGTGGCACCACGATGCGCTGCAGCTTGCCGCTGTCGGAGATGCCGTGGAATACCCAGGTGCGGACGTCCTTGACCGGCGGCTTCTCCGCGATCGTGACGCCCGTGCCGGTCTGTGTCAGCGTCGAGCCGGGATACATGAGGGCCAATGTCTGGCCGTTCGTTTCCTGGCAGGCAAATTTAAACTGCTTCTGATATTTGCCCAGCAGGGTGGCGACGAGAACGTTGCCCTGCCAGGCGTAGAAGTCGGTCGTGTCCTGCGACGTTGAATCGGAGAGGCCGTCGTCGGTGATGCTGCCGACGTCCTTATACGCCGCAATCAACGAGGTAGTGGCGTCAGTCGGGAGGGCGGTTCCCGTGACTCCGTACCCAGTGACAGCGACCAATCCGTTCTGGTACGCCCTGATCTTTGTGGTATCGACCGCCATGGGTCACTCACTCCTTGGGGCATGGTGAAGGCCCGGCGGTCGCCGGGTGGGGACGAGCGGGAAGGGGCCTGGATCAGCCTGGGAAATGCAGTACCTGGAATTTCACGTCGGTCGCGTTGTCCCCACTGATTTGCAAGGTCGTCGAGTAGTTGCCGACATCCCACGGCCCGAGCAGGATGCTGGAGCTCACCGGGATGGGACTGGTCCGCGTGGCGGCGGCGAGACCGTCCACGGTGCCGGTCGGGGTGACGATCACGTTGCGGATAACGGCACCGTTGCTGTTCGACGCGATCACGATGATGCGGCCGTCATTGACGATGCTGTTGCCGTTCGTGACGTCGGCCGCAACGGCGGCCGGCAGTGCGACACCGGCACGGGTGGGCTCGTAGGAGGTGAGTGCGGTACGGGGCATGAATTCCTCCGGGCATGACGAAAGCCCGGCGGAGCGCGCCGGGTGGAGAAGGGGGGTGGAGACGCGAAAGGCCCTGACTACGCGGTCAGGGCCTTTCGCGAGCGTGCTAGCTATCCGAGCAAGGCGAGCTGCTCATTGCCGCCGCGATTACTACGTGAACTGTTGCACGAATAATGAGCCGCTCTCGTGTTAGCCCTGGAGTGAGGGCCGCCTTCCGAGACCGGAATGATGTGATCGAGAGTTACGCACATCCGATTGGGCCAAAGGATGGTCTTGTTGATCCGCTTGAGGCAGATCCCGCACTTCCACTTGTCGCGTTCGAAAATCTCGAGATCCTCGAACTTTTCATAACCAGCACCGCGAAGGCGGGCGCGACGGACGTGCCCGTGCCTTCGCCGGCTGGGTGCCGCCGCAAGGTAGGAAACCCTCTTGCAGTCCTCGCACATCCATGCCGGGCGTCCGGGTGAGACCGTCCACTCGAAGGTCGCGGCGCAAACTTCGCAGGTGCAGGTAAGGATCGTTCCTGTCGGCTGGTGGCCCTTGATCCTTTGCCAGGCGCGGACGCCTTCGCGGGTATATTCGGCCTGACAGTCGGTGCATCGGAGCGAGGGCCTGCCACCCAATCGCCTGGGGGTAAACGGGGTCTGGCAGTCGACGCAGGTGCGTGCCGTCGGTTCGAGCCTGATGCCGGCCCTGCGTCGACGTGCGGCGTCGCGGTTGTTGATTCGGGTCCGCTCTTTTACGCAGGCCGCACAGTAGACGGGCTTGGCGCCGGTCGCCTTTGCGACGATCTCGTTCCCGCACTCCTGACAGGCCAGAACCGCGCTGGTAGCTTCACTCATGTCGTTCGGACTCCTGATTAGGGTCAGTGAGTTAGATCGGCGGCCCCGGTCAGCGCTTGAATCGCTGGCTGGGGCACCTTCGTTTACGTCTCAATTCTACGCGACCTGGGCACCCGAATCGAACCCGAAAGCCTTACCCCGCAAGGGTTTTACGGCACAAGCCCGTGCAGGTAGATCCGGTACGAGGCCCCGCGCCGATACACCTTCGGGTCGGGTAGCCACACCGGCGCCATCACCGTCTCAACGGCCTTCACGAACACGCCGTTGGCGAAGGTGTGCAGCGGCAGGTTGAGCCGCAGTTCGCTCCGGTTGTCCTCGGCGGCCTTGCGCGCGTGGTCGGCGTTGGCGGCGTACCAGTCGACGTCGAGCAGGACCACGTCCAGGGTGAGCCTGGTGTCGCCTTCGCCGCGTCCGCGCTGGAAGTGGCCGATCGGGGCGGTGAAGCGCCAATCGGAGGGCAACAGTGGGTCGGCCCATGTCTTCAGATTGAGGCGGCCGTGCGTCCACTCGCTGACCATCAGCTCCGGGTCCGCGTACCCCGTCACCCGCGTGCCGCCCGAAGCGCGTCCCTGAGGATGTGCTGAGCGGGTGTCCCCGGGTGGTGGACACGCTTGACGGGATGCCCGCCACCGGGCCAGGCGAGGGCCTTCTTGTCCTTCGGCTCGATGTCGTGAGCCCGCGACCCAAGCTCAATGATGATCGCCTTCGGGTCGGTCGCCGTGACCCGTACCCCACCGGCACCACCACGCGCCCGGAACCGAGACTTGTGGAATCCGCCGGGTCCGCCGACGCCGAACGCGTACTGGCCCGTCCTCACGGGCGCAGTCCGCTCGGCCTCGATGATGACCAGATCGGCCCTGTGCTCCAGGTCGCGCAGGACTCCCTCGGAGCGCGCGACTGAGTTGATTCCGGCCCTATTCGCGGTGAACTTCACCTTGACCGAGGAGGCCATGCCAGCCCCCGATCACCAGTAGCTGGCGTTGTCGTAGCGGCAGTCGGCGGGCGGGAAGCCGGACCACATGGGCAGCACGTCGATTCCGTAGTCCCCGGTCCCGTTGGCCACGTCGTTGGCCGCCACCAGGTCGGCGAGCATGAGGTCGATGCGTTTCTCGAAGTCGCGGGCCCGTTCGAGGCTGGAGTCGTCGGCGGGCCAAGATCTTTCAATCCAGGCGCTCGCCCACAATTTGACGAGTACGCCCGCCATCGGCTCGGACAGCGTGTTGAGCGGGTATACCCGGGACGTCACCCAGGACACCCCGTCGGCGATCAGCCTCGTCACGATCGTGCCGGTGGGCCGCGTCGTGTCGTCGAAGGTCAACTCGTAGACGTCTTCGCCCTGGGTGTTCGTCGTGAGATCCTGCGCGAGGGTGCGGTGCGGAAGATAGTCGGCGACGTTGAGGACTGTGGGTGCCCAGTCGGGCAGGGTGGCTGGGTCTTCGTAGCCGCCTGCGGGTGCCGGCATCAGCCCGGCTCGCAGATCTGGTACGCCACCACCGACGTGTCGGTGGCGTCCTCGCTGGTGATGACGAAGCTGGTGGCGGGGGTTCTGGCCGTGATGCACACCGTTTTCGGTGCGGCAACGGTCCCCAGCGACTGGACGGTCAGGAAGATCCGCGAGTTGGCGGTCACCGACGTGTTCGCGACGGTGACCGTCCCTGCAACCAGGGTCGCGACGCCCTGGCGGGCGTTGGAGCCCTCCTTGACGTAGACGCCGGTGCGGGTCTGCACCGCCGACCAGCCGGTGTTCCCCGCACCGGACTCCTTGACGTACAGGACCCCTGTCGACGCGGTGCCGTTGGTGACCAGAGCCGCGGATCCGACTGGCTGGGTGGACGAGGACTCGGGGGTTCCGGACTTAGTGAGTACCGTGACCGTGTTGGCACTGTCTTGCGTGAGCAGTTTGACGCCGAAGCCCTGCAGGGTGATGTACGAGCCGCCGGTGCCGGAATTGATCAGGAAGTTGCCGCCGGAGCCGACCGCGTTCCAGGTCTTGCCACCGTTGGACAACTGAACCTGCGCGCCGGCCGAGTTCGTGATCTGGAGTGTCCCACCCTGCCAGAACGAGAAACTTTCCCCACCCGCGTTCACATCGTCTGCGGCCGAACGCAGAATCCGGAGCAGGATCGTGCCCTCTACTTGGTCCGTGGCGGGCTGGATAGTGACGGCCAGTGCGCCACCGCTGAAGACGGCTGTCCCTTGCGCCCGCAGACCGCCAGTGCTTGATGTGCTGGCAAATGCCACCGGCTCCGGGAACAGGCTCACCTGAGCCTGATGCGAGGTGAGAACGGCGTTCGTGCCAGCGACGGTTGCGTCCTCACTGATCAGAGCCTTCGTATCATCGCGGAAACCGTCAATGACAAGGTTGCGGCGGGCGCCCGAGTCGAATCGAATGTAGGCCAGCATGCCGGCGTTGGGGTCGTAGAAGTTGTTGCCGATGAAAAGGAAGTTC